ATTTTCCAATTTTGTCTGCTCTCATTTTTGCTATATCTCCTGGATCAAATGCAATTACTTCTACTGCTTGGTCAATACTTGAATTTTGAGAAACTGTTTCATAATCTTGTCCACTTGCTCTTACAGTTGTACTTTCTGCATTTTCTGTTGTACCTATATTTTTTACTACATCACTTTTTATTGTTTCTTCATATGTAGTCAAATTAAATTCTCCATCTTCATCTGGAGTATTAAAAGCTAAATATAAACTTCCTACTGTTTCTTTTAGCATAGGTCTTTTAGTTTTCATATTTTATTCCTTCTTTCTTAAAAAATTTAATTACCAAGTTTGTAATCCTAACTTGGTAATCATTGTTTTATAATATTTTTCTTTGTTTTTATCCCATAAAGGATACATATGCTCTTTGGCATTCATTTTCACAGTTCCATGCTCTAGCATAGGACCGTAATATTTACCCCAACCAACTTCTACTTCATCATTTTCTTTTCGATAAGCAAAACTATCTATTAAGTGTGTATAGCCTGCTTTTCTTATTTTTGATATTGGCTTAGGTAACCTTAATAAATCATTTACAAATTCTTTAGCCCCAGCTTCTAAAACATCCATAACATTATCAACATTTTTAGCATACTTTTCTATTATTTCTGCTAAATCTTGAAAGCCATCATATCCATGAACACTCATCTTACTCTCCTATATTTTCAAGAACATCTAGCGAAAAAAATGAATGTATTCTTCTTTGTTCTGTTAAATATTCATGTTGAATTGTAGGGAATAATCCTATTCGATTTAACTTATTCTTTAATTCTATAAGTTTTGGATGTCTCGGTTTGTCTGCTATTACCGAAATCTGATATGTAACATTTGTATTATAATTAGAACCACTTGCTGTTAATTCTTCCCAAATATAATCCCAATAACAAATTCTTATTTCTTTTTCCATATCTTCATCCCTTGGAGTTGATTCACTTAATGGGACTTTTAATTCTTTCAATAAATCTACTAATTCTTGTTTTGTCATAGTTCTTCCTCCAATTTAACACGTGGATATTCTTCTAATGTTATATCTGTTTGCTTAAAACCTTCTTTATTTGTAAAATGATAACAATTATATACTTTGTGATATTCATCACCTATCTTAACAACACATAAAGAATTAATTTGTTTTGTTTGCGGTATTCTTATTTTAAAGGTTATTTTCTTTTTTCTTTCTTCGGCTTCAAATCTAAGCCTATCTGAAATTGATAATTCTTCAAACCAAAGTTCTTTTTTCGTATCGTGTAAATATTCTACAGGATAATCTTCTTCAGTTTGTTTTATTTCAAAAAGTCTAAATTTACCGTCATTATATGTCGGTAGGTTTGTAATATTCTGCTTGTAATATAGCATATTCCCCTGCATACAATTGTCTAAATTCTGCTAGTCTTTTTTCTCTAGCATAAAATACATAATCTTTTAATAGACTCCTTGCCTTTAAATCTTTCTCATAATCAATTTCAGTACCGCAATTATGATTAATATCATACTCTGCTTCTTTTATATAACCTATAATTACTTCGTCCTCTTCAAATGGACTTATGTGTTGTTCATCTCTTATTTGGTTTACAAGTTTTTGTATTTGTGTATTGTTCATTAAATACACCTCTATTCTTTAACTTCTTCGTTGTCTTTTTCACTTTCACTTAATCCGTTATCTTCATTTTCTGTTTTAGCTTCTTCGTTGTCTTTATTTTCATTCTCTTTTGTATCTACTTTTTTAATCAAAATTTCTCCTATTTTGTTCTTAGTAGTTGATAATTCTTTTATTCTTTCTGGTGATACTTTCAAACCTTCTCTTGGAAAAATATCTCCTTGTTTATATATAAAATCATTATCTTCTAAATCTTTCCAAGGCTTTTGTCTAACACTTATATAAGTTTCCTTTTTTAGTGTATCTGCTTTTTTATTGCTATTTTTTGACATTTCATTTTCCTCCCTATTAACATATTTTAGGAGCTTATTTCTAAGCTCCTGCAACTTCTTCTACAGTTTTAACTGCTGGTATGTATTCTTCTAGTTTTGTTACATCAAATACAAATGCAACATTATCGTCAACAGCTCTACCATTTGCATAACATTTTGCAATTACAACATCTGCATCATCTAATGCTTTTGTTTGATCATATTCTTTTATTCCCATATCTCTTAATCCTAAAACATATTTTTTAGGAATAGCAAGTGCTGCTTTTCCTTGTGGGTTTTGTGCAGATTGTTTTACTTTTAGATTTTTATAAGAGCTTACAAGCCTTCCTTCTCTATCATATAATGCAGGAGCAACGTAATTTGCTTCATCATTTGGATGACAATATAAAGAAAGTTCTTTTAAAGCTCTTATTCCTCCATTAGTTAAATATACTTTAGCTGCTGCCAATCCTTTTGGTGTGAAGTTTGTTAATGTTGCATTAACTGTTTTATCTTTATGTGTTCCATTTTCGTTTACTGAATCAATTTGTTTATAAATTCCTATTGGCTCATTTTTTCCTGTTCCCTGTAGCATACCATATTCAAGACCATCTCTAATGTTTTCTTTTAAAATTGCCATAAAATATTTATCAACAAAAGGTAATGCTAAATCTCTTAATGCTTTTGGTATTATTAAGTACGCACTTAATTTATTAACTTCAACATCCAATCCTTCAAATGATGCACCTAGTTCTCCTCCAATAGAGCCTAGTAAAGCTCCCCATGCAAATGTTCCTGTTTTATCAGCTGTCATCCACTTCTTAACATCAGCTGGAGCAAACTCAACATCACTTAATACTCCATTACTATCTTCTTCTTTTATATTTTCTAATGTTATATCTATCATTGTTGTTGGTATAACATCAACTTGTTTTCCTGTTATTGCTTGTTTAGGATCATTAACTAATGCTTGTAAAAAATTCTTTTCTTCTTTTGATAATGTTCTAAGACCTATTTTCTTTGCATATTCTTTTTCACTTTCAGTTTGAACTGATTCCTCTTTAATTTCATTAATTAAATCTTCATACTGTGCAGATATTATTTTGTCCACTGCTTCAATAACAGCTTGAGATTTATCCTCTGTTTCTTGAAGAATTTTTAAAGCCTCTTCTTGAGCTTGTTTCATTTTTGTTTCATTAATTTTCATATTTTTTTACCTTCCTTTTCTTATTTTTTTGTATTAAAAAAAGACGTCCATGCGTCTTCTTTAATCTTTTTTGAATTATTTTCTTCTTTAAATTCATTTAGCGTTTGTTGCATATTTTGGATTTCTTTTAATTGTTCTTCATTTGAATGTTGCAATTCTTTGTTTTTCATAACTAAATTGAATACAAAATCCGCTTCTAGAGATTGCATACTATCTTTTCTAACTTGTGTAGTAGAAAATCCTAGTTCATAAGCTTCTTTTGAAGTAATCCATTCTTCTCTATCCATCATTTCTTTTATTTTCTCTTCTGTTTGTCCAGTTTTAGAAACATAAATGTTTACTGATGGTTGAGTAATTTTTTCTAAATCTTCAGCGACTTTTTTCATTGCATTTGAATCACCTCGTGCTTCTGTCCATGCATTGTGAATCATAAGTAATCCATTCTCTGGCACAACTCTTTCCTGTCCTGCCATAAAAATTACAGATGCAGCACTACACGCAAATCCATCTACAATTGTTTTTAAATGTCCTTTAAATTCAGATAATAAACTGTAAATTGCTAAGCCCTCAGAAACTGAACCACCATAAGAATTTATTCTTACAGTTAGGTTTGGGGTATCTACTGCATTTAAAGCATCTTTTAATGAAAATGCTTCTGTTACATCTTCACCCAGACCAAGCCATTTTTCAATAATTCCTTTTTTTCTGATGTCTCCATACACGTATAATTCTGTTTCTGACTCACTTACTTTTTTAAAGTTTAAGAATTTATCCATCGTCTTCCGCACCTCCTTTCACATTTGCATAATTTTTAGTTATATAATGTTCATTTGCCCAATCTTCATCGATTAAAGGCAAACCTAATAACTCGTTTATTTCGTTTCTGCTAAATCTACTCGATGTTAATTTATCTATTCCTGTTGCAGAATCTAAAATGTCCCTGTGTATCATATTGTGTTTATTAAACTCTACATATTCACCAGCTAAATAGCTTTCTTTTCCAACTAATCCAAGATTGAATCCATCTTCTAGCAACATAAAATATGCTTCTACTGCAAATGTTATAAAGTCATTGGTTCCTGTTGACTTTTCTGTTTTACTGCCATAAAAAATATCAAGTGGTATGTTCCATTTTTGTGCCACTTGATCACCAATTTTCTTAAATATGCTTTCATAGTCATTTGAGTTTTTATTATTATTCTTGTTTTGACTGTTCAGTTCTTCTAATCTGAATTGTTCTGATAATAAAACTATTGCCTCTTCTTCACTCAATAAACCTTCTGTAATTTTATTCTTATATTCATTATAATCAACAGGCTTATTTGTTTTTGGATCTATTAAAGTAGGTTGATTTCCTGGATTAGCCAGCCTCCATTTCGAAGTATTGTTTCGTATAAATGATTTTTGTATTACTTTTAGTATCTTACTTGTGTTATTTGAAAAATCTTTACTTGCCTTTGCCAACTCTTCATTTTTTATTGAAAAGTATATTGAATTTTCACTATTGTAAGTTTTTCGTATTGGTAAAGAATTTCCCTCGTCGTCTGTTATCGTTATGTTATTGAATGTTTTTCCATATAAAATATTATCATCTGCTTTAAACGTATCTGCTAAATATAAGAAATTAGTTTTTAGCTTTTTATTAATTAAGATTAAAGCTTCCTGTTCTGTTAGGAGTTTCGTTACTAACTTATAAATAAAACTAGTTCCTTTTTCGTTGGGGTTTGGTTGTATATTTAATATCCAATACAAATCTCCTTTATTTTTTTGTATTTTTCCTTTTATTTTTTCAAATGTTTGTATTTCACATTTCGCAATCGTTTTTGCAATCAAATCTATTGCGTGAGCTTCTGCTAATGTATATATATAATTTCCAATATCATTACTATTTGTTAATATATCAATTATACTTATAAATTCGCCTTTATCATTCTTAAACAATTTATCAAAAATCATCTTTTCACCTCCTACATATATACATAAATTACTTCTTCGTCTAATAGCTCATTGCCACTAAATGCTGCTAAAAATGCCATAAATGTATCATTTTTTCGTAGCTTGGGCTCTATCTTTTCATACTTTTTGTTTCCATCTTTTTGTGTTACTACTTTTGTATTATTTACTGCCCACCTCATCATTGCACTATTTCCTATGTTTATTCTTTTTTCTTCAAACTCAACTTCTATTTTTGGCGCATATATTGAAGCAATACTCGCTGGATATCTTATCATTTCCAAAATTCCACTCGGATTATTTTTTTCGTTGTACTCTGTTATTCCATATTTTTCAAACGTTTTTCTATACAATTTAAATTGATATGTATCCATTTTTATTCTACGTAGTCTATACTTGCACATTTGGTTAACAACCCAACCTATAACTTCATCTTCTGAAATTGTACTTGTATTTACTACTTCAAAATCTGTATAGCCATATTCTCCTGCTAAATGAAAAGGAAATTTTATATCTTTAAAGAATCTTCCATTAGAACATATCCAAGTTTTATGAATCCATATATATTCACCATTTATTTTGAATAAAAAACCTGCACTTGCAAAATCGTTTAGGCTTGCCATATCAATTCCTGCAACTGCTAAACATCCTTCTAAATTAGGTTTATCTCTTTCTATTTTTTTATCAATGTCTTTATATGATGCTGCTAAAAGATTGTCCCAACTCGTTACTAACTCATCTTTCTTTTGCTGAGGTATATTCATTCTTTTTGTCATAAATTCTGGCTTTTTGCTTGGAAACTTTTGCATTTCTAGGTAGTCTATCATCATATTATCCTTTAAAGTTGGCATATATTCTAAACTTGGATTTGCTTTGTGCCACATATCTGGGTTATCTACTTCTTTTGGGTCATCTAATTTGCATAAAAAAGGAAAGTAACGCAATTCATTACTTTCACCATTTAAAACACCATCACAAACACTTAATAATTCATCAAGAGGTCCTTCTCGTATGTCACCTTGTGTAGTTATTATAAATATTCTTGGATGCTTAATTTTACCTAATCCACTTTGGAATACTTTTATTTGTGCATCTGTTTCGTATCCGTGGTATTCATTGTAAACTATTGCACCATCTTTTTTACCATCTTTAGTTTTTGCATTAGATGTATTGAATTTTATTCTTGATTTTGTTGTTTTACTTATCGTGTATTCTTTATTCCAATAATATGATTTTTTAAAAGTTGCTTTATTTTCATCTAATATGTCATATAAAACATTATATGTATCTTGTGCTTGGTCTTCTGCTGTTGCAACAATATCAATATTATAACCCTTAACTCCATAATATTTTGTTGTTAAGAATGTTACAAGTGGCATTATCATTCCGTCTTTTCCATTTCCTCTACCCATTTCAATAATAAACGTTCTAAAGAGTGGAATATCATTTTTATCATACATAAATACAAAAGCATATATAAACTTCTGATATGGAAATAATTTATAAAACCATTTTTCACAAAATGCTATACATTTTCTGTATGTTTCTTCATCGAATACTATGTCCTCTCTTTTTAAAAGAGGTTTTACAATATTCTCTATAAGAAGGATTCTTTCTTTGTTAAAATGTATCTTTTCTTTTTCGTATTTTTCTATGTATTGATCTATTTCTTTACAACAAATCATCTTCATCACCCGCTTCGCCATCATCAGGTGCTTTTAGGTCGAGTTTTTCCAAGATAGTTAACATTTGTCCATTTGTTTTTAGCAATCGCTCATAGCTTTCATTCGGTTTATATGTTGTAAAACCATTTCCTCCTGTCGATTTGTATCTTATTCCATTTACCTCTAGGTCGTGTTGTAGTCTTTCCTTTAATTCCACAAAATACAAATAATCTTCCACCATATCGTCGAATTGCTTTCCAAATTTGTTTTGTGATACTAACTGATTTTGTAAATCCTCTCGGATTTCCTCTTTTTTCTTTATTATGTTTTCTTCAAAATCTTTTATCTTTTCTATCTTTTTTAAATTTTCTTCCATATTGTCTATATCTTTTTTAAGCTTTTCTTCCTTTATTTTGCTGGTTTTAGTCGTTTTTTTCTTTGCTGGCATCTTAGCACCCCCTTTACACGCGAGAAAATTAATATTCTTGAACAGTCGTG